TGACGCTCGCTGGGCACGAGGTGGAGGCCATTGACGAAATTTACTTTAACGACGAGTTGGTGCCGTTGACCGGAACGAATAACGTTCCCGACTCCGGATCTCTTTACGACGGCGTGGCGCTCATCAATAAAAAGCGCGGAGTTCCGGGGGACGCAGCGGATGCGGATTTAATCACGGCAACGGCAGGCTTGACCGATGGCAAATGGACCGCGAACCACACCCTTTCCGGGATCGCGTATTTGTATGTCCGGTTGACGTGGGACGCGGAAAAGTTTCCGAGCGGAATTCCAAACATCAGCGCAGTCGTTCGCGGGAAACAGGTCTTTGACCCGCGCACGAGCGCGACGGCTTACTCTGCAAACGCTGCGCTCTGCCTTCGCGATTATCTGACGGACTCGACGCTCGGAATGGGCATGAGCGCGGCGGAAATTGACGACACCGCGTTCACCGTCGCGGCGAACATTTGCGACGAGCAGGTGCAAATCCTGCCATTGTCGCCCGTGACGAACGAGAATCGCTACGAGGCCAACGGCGTGATTGTCACGAGCGCGAGCCCAGACGAGAACATCGGCAAGCTTCTTTCGGCGATGGGCGGACTGATAGCATACACCGGAGGCCGCATCGTGCCATACGCGTCGGCATATCGCATCCCGACCGTTACTCTCGACGAGACGCACTTTGTTGGACCGCTGAACGTGCAGACGCGCACGAGCGCACGGGATCGCGTCAACTCGGTCAAAGGTGTTTACGTCTCCGAGACGAACAACTGGCAGGTGACGGACTTCCCGACGATCAGTTCGCCGACTTACGTCACGGCGGATAATAACACGGTGTTTTTCCGCGACGTGGTCCTTCCGTTCACGACCTCGCCAAGTTGCGCGCAACGGCTCGCGGTGCTGGAACTTCGGCGCGCTCGGGAGGAAATCACCTTCACGGCTCGCTTCCGCCTAGAGGCGATGCAAGTGCGAGCCGGTGACACCGTGATGATAAGCAACGCGAAGCTCGGCTGGTCGTCGAAAGTGTTCGAGGTGATGGAGTGGCACTTCGCGAGCGACGGAAACCCGCCGCAAATATACGTCGACATGACGCTTCGGGAAACCGCGTCGTCTGTATATAGTTGGACGGTTACGGACGAAATCGCAGTCGCAGACTCGCCCAACACGACGCTACCGAATCCGTTCACGCTTTCCGCTCCGACAAATCTGACGCTGACGGCAGACGGTACGACGCAGCAGATTCAGGCGGACGGCACCGCGCTGCCTCGCATCCGAGTTTCGTGGACCGCGCCATCAGAAGGCTTTATTCAGAGCGGCGGAACAGTCGGCATCGAGTACAAGGAAAGCACTTCGACCAGTTATCTGACGTGGGGCACGGTGCCGGGGGATCAGACGACGGACTTTATCAGCTCCGACGTGAAGATCGGTCTGACGTATAACGTCCGGATATACGGCGAGTCCTACTTCAAAGTTTCGACCTCTTATCTGGTGGCGACGGTCAATGTTCAAAAGGACACGACTCCGCCAGCAGTTCCGACCTCGCTCACTGCAATCGCAGGCACCGGCCAAATCATTTCTCTCGACTGGGCCGACAACACCGAGCCGGATCTCGGGGAATACGGCGTATATAGAAATACGACCAACAACTCAGGGGCGGCGGCAGAAATCGCGCAGACCCGAGCGAGTCGTTTCGTCGATGTCAGTCTGACCCTAAACCAGCAATACTTCTATTGGGTAACCGCCTACGATCGGAGCGAGAATCAAAGCGCAAAGAGCGCAGTCGCAAGCGCGACAGCGGTTGCAGTGGTGGCAGGTCAAGTCGACCCGACCCCGCCAGTCGATCCAGCAGCGCCCACCGTGGCTTCAACGACGACCTACCTTTCAAGCGACGGAACGAGCTTGGCGCAAATCGTCGTAAGCGTACCAGCGTTTACAACGCGAACGGCGGTGATGAACGTCCTTTATAGAAAGTCAGGCGCGAGCGGATACATCGTCGCGGATCAGCGTAGCGCAGGCGGCGGAACGTCGGCAATCGACGATCTAACGCCGTCCGTAACCTACGAAATCGCCGTGCAGGCATTCAGCGCGTTCGGAGTCGGTAGCAACATCATCAGCGGGGGCACGCAGGTTGCGCCAAGCAACGCGACCGCGCCCGCTGCGCCGACTAGTGGATCAGTAAATAAAAATGCGGTTACTATCCTGAGTTGGGACGTGTCATCAATTTATTTCGGATCTCGCGCGCAATGGACTTTTTCCACCGATCAAAAGCGTGTTGCTTATTACGAAATAAAATCGACCACGACCGACGATGATTCGGCGACAAACTTTTCTTGGTTCTCTACGATTGGCGTACCCGGCGTATATCAAACAACCGAAAACTTTTTTGATTATTATCGCGCAACTCCGGCGCAAGGCCACGTGAGAGTCAGGGCCGTTGACCTTAACGGAAATGCAAGCTCTTGGTTAGATTGCGGCGATCTATCGACAGCCGCGATTGCTATGGGCGGAAACATGGCATTGCAGGCGAGCACCGACGTAAAAACCACCGGCATTAAAACCGGCGGCGGAGCCAGCACGCTGCAAGTAAACGTGGTATATGAGACAAACGAAGTCGTAAACATTACCGCAGGCGGAACGAGCACAACGGTGCCAATTGCGATTTCAGGCAAAGGCTTCAGCGCAAAGCCGGATGACGGCATCGTGGTCGTCGAGGACGTGCTTTACGCTGGCTTTTACGACTCGCAAGACGCAGGCTCAAGCTCGACGACGGCGGTGGTTAAAATCTTCCGGAACGACGGCGGGACGCTCGCGTCAGGCGGCTTGCGACTGTCCGCGCGGTTCACCGACTACACCTAAACATGGCCTTTTCAAAATCTCTCACTCTCCCGAGCGGCGCAACTGGCGATTACATCCGCGTCATCACTTATCGGTGGGACCGATCGGCGCGGGAGGCCGTCGCGTTGTTCGCCATCTACGTGTCCGCGCAGGCCGCACAGGAGGGCAAGCAGTCGCTCACCCCGTACGTGGCCAAGCTCCGGCTCACGGGCGCAAAATTCGACGAGTATCTGGGCAACGCTCTGCTGGCGGATCACGACGCAATCGCGCAGCTCTACGCTGCCGCGAAGGTCGAGCCGGTCTCGTGCGACTTCGGCTCCGACGTCTTTGCGGACGCTCTAGACGCGTAGCCATCGGGCAGGCATCAGAAATTCCGCGTCACCTAAGTCCTTGAGCGCAAACGCTTACGCATTGCGTGCGTAAGTTTGTGCTGATTTTTCTTTTCATCCGGCGGCGGGTGTGTATGTTTTCGTCATGCACCCCGAAGCGATTTAACGCCTAGGGCGCAATCAACCACATGAAGATCAAAATCAACGACACGAACCGCGAGGCGATCACCGCCGCGCTTGCAGCAGTCAACGGCAAGGCGACAGCGCACACTTTCACCCACTCCAGCAGCGTTTCCGCCGCCGCCCGCGACGCCGAGCGCAAGCTCGACGATCTGGGAATTCCTAAGGGTCAGCGCGCGGGCGCGACTGCTCGGGCGCGGAGCAATGGCAGCGTTCCGAACGCGTACAAATATACGCGGGTTGTTTCGCACATTACGATCACTCGCGGATCGTCGGCATGGTTCCTCACCGACGTCAAAGCGGTCGAGACGTGGGACAAAACCGCAGGCGGAACCTACGTAACGGTGACCGCAGCGCAGGACGCAATCGCCATCGCGAAGTTCCGAGCCTCGTACTCGGTGAAAAAGGAGGTCGCTTCATGAAGGCGGCTATTAGGATGAGACACGCACTCCTCTTCCTCGCGCTCTGCGCAACGTCGCACGCTGCCCCACCGGAGTCCTTTTGGCGCGCTCTGCACGTAGTGGAAACTTCGGGCCTCACCGGGCCGATCGTAGGCGACGGCGGGAAGGCGCTGGGGCCGCTCCAGATTCACCGCGCATATCACGCAGACAGCCGCGTTGCAGGCGATTACAGCCGCGTTGCGGATCTCGCCTATGCCAAGCGCGTGGCGACCGCTTATTTCAAGCGGTATGCCCCGCAAGCGTGGGCATCAGGCGACGTGGAGACGCTGGCACGCGTCCACAACGGCGGACCTCGGGGCCACCTCAAGCCAGCGACAAATCGTTACGGCGCCAAGGTCCTGACCGCGATGCGCGGCGCAAAATGACTTTGCGGCGGGGCGCGGAAGAAGTCGAACGTATAGGGGTATGCGTTACGGCAGATGAGCCGCGCTCCGC